GTGACACCGTGCCGCGCCTCGTACTCGGCCGAGAACGCCTCAAGTTCTGCTAGATGTTCCTTTGTACAAGCAGGTACGGGATAGGACCGCATGAATTCCTGCTGATCGGCAACGTTGATATCATGCCCCAAGCGGTACGCCTTCTGTTGCTTGACGATCTTCGTCCCCTCGGGAAAGTGGGGATTGGATACGTCTGGCACTCCATCAGGATCACCCTTCTCGATGTTGGCTGCGTCTGACACGAACTCGGCCTTGCCGTGTTCGATGTCAAGTTGGACGTGGGTCTTGGCCGGGTCAAGAGGGGTGGAGCTGTCCCGCGTGAAACAGGGGTGTCTTTCGATATCTTCCAGCGTTTGTTCCTCCGAAAACCACTCTACCAAAGCGGTGAAATCTGTCCGGGGGTGCACTTTGCGCGTAACCTCTTCAAACCAGTCGCAAGCCTGGTTGGTGTACTTTCCGGTGGCCATGGTGTAGTTCTTGGAGGTGTAATTCTCCTCAAACACCCAGCCGTACCTCTTCTTCGTCGCATTTAATGCAACGCGCCACGTTGGAGATACCGAAAGAGTTGCCGTCGTTGGTCATGACGGCGCACGCCTTGTAATGAAGAATCTGATGGCGGTCCTCGTCGCGTGCAAGCTTTTGGTGTGTATAGACAAACTTCGTCCAGATCCTCGAGGGGTCCTGGCAGTTGTTCGTCACACCGCAGCGCACAGCGTCTACAGTACCGTACATCCGAGCGAGGTACGTAAAATTCTCGTTGCGGCGCACTTGGATTTTCGGGACCTGGCCGCATGCCACGTATCCCTTTGCCAGTTCGTCCGCATCAATCTGCACTATCACGCTGTCATCACCGCTGACCAGCACGCAGCTGCAGAGCCATTGAAAAGCTTCAGCGTGGCTCGCTCCGGCCATCCGCTTCGCAATGTAAATCATGCATCCATTCGCCAATGTGTTATTGCTCGTGGTGTCCGAGGAGCCCGAAGGCATCGCTTTCCCGGTCGTCCACTTGACGCCATGCCTCGACTTGCACTTCCGCGCAATGCTAGCGCGATGGGCTCGGTGAAAGCCCCTGCGCTGCGAGGGTTTGAAGGCGTCACCAATTAAGGTGAACAAAACGCGGCTGAGCGCGTCCACATGTCCGTCCATACGTCTGATGTCCCCCTCAATGACAACAAGATCAAAAGCTGCACCGGCGACCCGGCGCACCTCGTTCTCGG